GATTTGCTTCTTCTTTTTGGATTATTAAGTCCCAATATCTACCTACATTTAATTTTAAAAAATCAAGTTGTTCATAAACAGTTGATTGGACTTCTTTGTGCTCTGTTGCAGCAGTTAAATGTTGTTTGTCTTCTGCAAAAATTTGATTTGATTTAACCATTCCAGAGAATAGTGTTTCTTTTGTTGCTAATGTTTTTGTTGTTTCTCTTGTTATATTTGTTGCTGTTTCAGCTAAGCTTTTTTCAACAGCTAGCAATTCGTGTAATTGAGTTGGCATTTTTTTCCTTTTTTTATTTTTATTTTTTTATTGTTTAATGAATAAGAATGATAGAACTTCCATTATTCCTAATCCAGCACCAATAATTGCAGAAATTGCAATTGCACCTATACAGATATTGATAATATCTTTACCAATAATATCTTTTTCTATAAAAATTGTTTTTGGCATTTTTTATATCCTTTTTTATTTTTTTTTTTTTTCACTCAACTTTGCAATATCATCAAGCTTTTGAACACCTATTGCTTGTAAAACTGTATCAATAGAATTCATTGGCTTACCGTTGTTCCCTTGAATGTTTACATTTGGCATTGTTATTTGAATACCTTGTAAGTTAGAAGTTACTCCAAGCATAGTATCCCTTTGCAATTCCATTGTATAAAGTTGCTTATCATATGCATGATATTTTGCTTTAATAATTTGAGCGTCTGCCAAACCATTGTGAAGTTTTGCTTGTGCTTCAAATTTTGCTGCTCTTTCTTTTGCTTTTTGAATTGCTTCCTCTGATGTTGCAACTTGTAAATCTTTTTTTTTATCAATTATTGCTAAGTCTGCTACTTTTTGTCTATCAACAATTTCTTTTTTTGCTTTTATTTGAGCAAGCTCAACATGTTTTTGACCTTCAATAATTTCTCTGTCTTTTTCCATCAAAGCTTTGTTTTTAGCTGTAATTCTTTCTCTATCACCTTTTAATTGCTCAGATACTGCTCTTTCTCTTTCAATCTTTTGTTCAGCAATTCTTTCAGCTGATTCTTTTTCTCTTTTTTTGATTGTATCAATATATCCAACTAAATCTTGAGCTGGGACAAACTCCCCAAGGTCAACTTGTGTAATTGAGATTCCATATTTTTCTAATGAATGAGGTCTTCTTAAAAAATTACCTTTGTCATCTAATTGAGAAACAACTTTATATGCAAATTGTTTTGCAGTTGCAGCTTGTGAACGGTTTCCATCAGTTGTTTGGTCTGCAACAGCTCCAACTATCTCAACCTTTTCTCTTCTTGTAACTCTCATTCCAAGGTCTGATTGCTCTTGTAGTCTTTGTTTAAACGAACCTTTTCCACCTTGCATAAAATCTTGTGCTAGAAATTGATCAGTTGTAAGATTAACCATATCTTTTGCAAAAGTTAAATATGTATTTCCTTCTAATTTTCTCTGGCTCTTAACATCCTGATGCATATATTCTAATTTTTCATCAGCTGTTGGAAGCTTTGCTCTAAAAGATACTTCCATATTTCCGCCATAATTATCTGCGTTCGCTCATTTCTTTATTCATATTTTTCCTTTTTTTTATTTTATAAAATCAAAAATTGTTGATTATTCATCATGAATAATGATTTTTTTATTTTTTTCTTTATCCATCTATATTTTCCTGTTTAGTAATTTTCAGAGATGGAAAATGAATTGATGTAAGATTTCCATATGATTTGTAATCTTTGAATACTGCACCAGTATCTATGTCAGCAAATTGTTTTTCAATAACTGGTTCGCTTTTGACAGTATGTCCAAATACATTATATATAGGTTCTTTACTTGGTAATGTTCCATGCTCTATATCTCTGTTCCAAATAATTTGAAATGGATCTTCAGTATATCTTAAATCATAATATCTAGCTATAGATGAGTGTGAAACAACTAAATGTCTTTCCTTATCTGTTGTAATTTTTAAATTTGGAAATTCAATATAATATGGTAATTTAGATATAAAGTCTAAATGCTCATTAAGTTTTTCATCATCTTCTGGAGAATTATAACTTTTGATAGTTTCTTTTCCGCCATTGTTCAGGTACCAATTTGAAATTGATAATAAAGGACTTTTTAGTTCTTTTTTCATCATGTCTTCATGATTTCCAAGTACACATAAAAAATTGTTATCTATTGCAAAATCAATTACTTCTTTTGATTTCGGTCCCCTGTCTATCAAGTCTCCACAAAATACTATTGGAATTTCTTCATCTTTTTTTCTTAGTTTTTCCACTAATGCAATAAGAGTTTTATAACATCCGTGTACGTCTCCAATTATATGTATCCCTTTCGGAAATTCTTTTTCGATTTTCATTTCTTTCCTTTAATTACAAGTAAATGATTCTTTTATAAAATCATATGTTTTTTCTATTGTTTTTATTATAATTATTATATATATAATAAAAGTTGTAATATAATAGTACCATTGCAGTGTTGTTCCATATATTAAAAATGCAAGGGTATGGATTACTGCAATAAAAAGTATTACTGCAATAGAAACCATAGATAAATATATAAATATATTTTCTATATTTCGTTTTCCCTTATTTGTTAATTTTATTTTACATAATTTCATTATTTGTTCCTATTTTCAATTTCTTTTGTTTTTATAAATTCATAAACTTTCGGATGCAAATGATGTTTATGCTCTTCTAAATTATTTCTCACTTGCGTGGCTCTAATGTAAATATCAGAAAAATGTGTTTTAAGATTTTTTGTTTTTAAACCTTCGTACACAAAGCATTGAGAATAAAAATCATTTTTAAATTTTATTCCTTTATATTCAAAATCTTGTCTATCTTCTTCTTTATTGTGTGTGTATAAAATTGATTTTTCTTTCCAGTTTTCATCTAACCCAAGTTTTAACGATTTGTCCATATCTGAAAACCATTCTTCCCAAGATGAATTATCATGCAGGCAAATTATTTTAATTTTTGGATAAATTAACCAAATCATCTCTTTTCTATCTAGTACATGATATTTATTTTTATATGTTCCGAATTCTTGAGCTGATCCGATTAATATAATTGGTTCTAATCCATCAAGTTTAATTTGTTCTATTATTGAAGCATGACCGTTATGTATTGGTTGAAATCTTCCTAGGAATAATCCATATTTAATTTCTTTATTCATTTTGTTTCACTTTGTGTTTATTTGCTAATTATATTTTTCAAATAATCCATTACAAATAAATTTGGATAATTTATAATTTTTATTAAATCTTTTATATTATCCAATGAAATTGAAAATGAAAACAATAATACTATTAAAGATAATATAATTATTGGAAAATATGCTGGTTCATTTAATGATTTTATTTTATAGGTAAGTACATCTATTGATCTTTTTATTAAGAATATAGAACCAATACAAAATAAAATTGATATAAATAAGTTAATGGCTGTAGCATAAAATTGATATCCTAATAATTGTTCTACTAATATTGGAGCTTGTTCTTTTCCAAAATCAATTCCTTTTTCTAATTGTTCAATTAATCCTAAAAGTTTATTTTGTAGTTCTGTAGGTATTTTTTCGCTCATTTTTTTTCCTTTTATTTTTTATATATTTTTTGTAATGCTTGTATATATTCTGGATTTTCTTTATAAAATTGTTTGTGATTAAATCTTAATTTCATAGAAGGCAATGCAACAAGTTTTACTTCAACATTATAATATTTATTATCTTTTTCTGATGGTTTAAAGTTAGTAGTTTCAGTCATCCAACCATTTATAATTAAAATCATTTATTGTCTTTTTTGCTTAAATTTATCATAGTCATCGAAAATTAATTCAATTTCTTTCCCTTTGCTTATTTCAATTATAAAATGTTTAGCTTCCATTTTTGTTTGTCCATCTATTGATAAAGTTATCATATTTCTAGAGAAACATTCTAATTCAACAATCTCAGGCTCTAAAACATAATTTAGTTTTCTAGTTGATTGCACACTTGTTACTGACCAATTTTTAGAACTTAATGGAAGGATTGTTCCTCCATTGTTTTTGTTAATTCCAGTTGTTCCTTGTGCTGTACTAATTATAATTCCTGCACCTTTTGTAGAGCCAAGTATGTTGTCTTTATCTTTAAATTTAAAATCTATCCATCCTCCAAACGAACCAATATGAAGTTCGTTAAATGCTTCTATATTTATTGTTTCATCATATGATTCATGCACATATGTTGCTCTTACATTAATAAGACTTAATTTTACTTCTTCTCTATTTCTTGATGGATTATTAATTGTATTTTTTTCATTCATCATGAAGTTTTCAGTTCCAGCAGCAATTCCATAAAATGGCTTGTTTTTATTGCTGTGCATAGAAATGGCTTTTAATAATGTTCCATCTCCTCCACATGCTTCTATATATCCATCTTTTTCTTGTATATATTTTTTTTGATCATATTTGTCAATCCATTTTGGATATTTTTCCATTTTATGCTTCCTGTTAGTTTTTTCTTTGATACCAAAAGCCGTTTACATGTATTCCAGAACCTATTTTTCTAACTAAATCTCCACAATATGGACAAGGATTAGCTGGATGCCGAGACCAGTATTCGTCAGTAGCTTCACAATTTTTACATTGAGTTATTATAATCAAACATGCTTTGCATTGTTGGATAATATTGTTTCCATTGTCCGTATTTATACGAATCAGCCAACATGATAATATTCATAATTTCTCCTCTAATTTTAATTATTTTTTTTGTTTTTAAAGTTCTTTTTCTACAGCTTCTTGCCCGTTTACAAGTGCTCTTTGTTTTATATTCCAAGCTATTTGCTCTAAAAATGCTTTTAAACCTTCTTTTTTCCCATGCAAATCTTGATATGTTTCTAATATTTTATATCCATCTTGTTCTGAATACATTTTAAATTCAATTTCTATATTTTTTTCAAATGTCATATTCCTTCCTTTTTGGACCCTTGTACCATTCAAAGCTTTTTTTATATTTATTAAGCATATAAATAACAAAGAATAATGCAATTATTATCCAGGAAAATAGAGATATAAACAATGAAACAGGCAATGGAATAGGTTCCTCATACCAATCTTCGTGTCCAAATTTACAATTTGCTTTATATATCATAATTATTGATGCGACATATCCACATAGATATAATGTTATTATTTCAAACATAATTATCTACTCTCTGTCTTCTAATATAACATCATATGACAACATAGTTGCTAATGTTTTACCACAAGTTGTATTCATGAATAAATCATTAATAATATTTTCGCTTCCTTCTGACCAAACAATTTCTGCTTGAGCTTCTAATTCATTTTGTGGATCAGGCTCACATTTGTCTTCTTCTTTTACTTCAACTACAAAGAGCCATGTGTATTCATTTGACATTGAATTGAACATTACTTTTCTACAAAATACAGCTTGTTCTGGCTTAATATTGTATCCAGCTTCTTCTCTAACTTCATTTATAACAGTTTCAGTTGCTATTTTTAGTTGTTCTTCATGAGACATTTTTAGATATTCAGCAGTATCAACCATATCAAATAAACTTCCACCAAGTGCAGTTGTATGAAATGACATTTCAGAGTTTTCTCTTTCTGAGAATGGAGGTTTTGCCTCATTTATTAGTCCAACTCTAATTGGATTATTATTTTTATCATTTTCTACTAAAACAATTGATACAGAATCAACTCCAAGTCTTTCTGTATAATAAAAATTACAGCTTGGTGCCTTTTTAATTGTTAAAAATTTTTTTCCTGTTTCAAATAATGTTTCTGCTTTATTTTCAATATTGTTATTTATTTCTATTTCCTATTTTATATTTTTTTATATCTTCTTTTGGTACAAAAATACCGTTATATATAAGATGTGGTATTGTTAATTTTTGAGTTAAACTATATAGCCATTCCGAGAAAGCTTTAGCGTCATCTGTGCTCATTCGTAAATTAACTACAACTTCTTCAATTCCTCTGCTTGTTTGCATCATGATTGATTGTTCTTTAAATTCAATTACTAATGAATTTACTATTTCAATTTCATCAAAAAACTTTATTCTTTTTCCATTAACATGTATCTTTACATTATTCTGATACATGTTATCATCCTATAGTTACTGTTTCATCTGTAACTTGTAAATCTTCTAATCTATATATATAATTAATAGACTCAATTATTGGCTCTCCAATTACTCCAACTAATGCAAATTGATCATTTTTTTGAATAATATACAATCCTTTTTGTTTTAATTGTATTGATGGTTTATTCCAAATGCAAGACCAAGTAGCTATATAAACTTTTGATAAATCAAACTCACGAGTATATGATTTATTTGTAACTTCTCTTGCTTTAACTGTTGCACATGTTTGAGTTACTAATTTTGTAAAAGCAACAATAGCTGCCTCTCTAAAATTTGATTTAATTAATTTTTCATTTGCTTGATACATTTTTTGTCCTTATTTATTTTTGTTAATTTTTTCTAGTTTATTTTTTATTTTTTCATAGTTTTTAAAATATTTTTCTAATCGATTAATATCTTTTTCTGTAGTCCCAATCATTCTAGTAACTTTTGTATTTTGTTCCAAATCAAATAGTTTAATAATCATTGAATCTATATTTTCCATTAAATTTGAAATATACTTATCATAAGTATCTGATCTACTGTTTCCAATATGTGTTAATGCATTAATACAGTTATACTGTCTTTTAGAAATTTCAATTGGTCCCCATTTTGGATTAGCAATTGTGTATGTAATTTTTGTTATACCAGGTTTTTTATAAGGAAATGATTGGTTATTCTCTTCAAGTATTTCTAAAAACCAATCAGCATCTTCTACGACATCATGTAGAACTGCACAGCATGCTAATTCTTCATCTTCTGGATACCTGTTTAGAGTTTCATTCATTACAGCTAAAGGATGAATAATATATGGTTTTCCACATTTATCTATTTGACTTAAATGTGCTTCAGCTGATATTAAAATTGCTAATGCTAAATTTAATTTTTTCATTTTTCATTCCTTATTTTTTTGATTTGTTTTTTCTTTGCACAATTCACATTCACATATTAAAGATATATCTTTTTCTATTAATATTTTTTTACATTCATTGAAATTTAAATTTTCATATGTAACAATTGATCTTCTTTTTAAAAAATCTATTGCAAGATATTTACATTTTGTTAATATATTATGTCTATTATTTGTTTTAAAAAATGTTTTTACAGGATACTTTTCATTATTTTGACTTGTTCTACCATTTATGATTCCAATTAGATTTACTCTAAATGAGCTTCTACTTCCATTATTTCTTTCGAATATATTTGATCTTTTTTTTAACTCATATACAGTAGAATCTCTTGTATTGTAAAATATATCTTTAATTTTTACATCTTCAAAATTGAAAATAATTAATTTATCTATTGTTTCTATTGTTTTATCTTTTATTTTATCTTGTATTTTTGATAATTTTTTAATGTCTATATTTTCAATAAGTGGATAAATAATATTGTTATATTCAGAAACCTTAACATCTGTTTTTATTGACTTATCTATTAAGTTTAATATCTCGCTAATTGATTCAAAATAAAATTTTATTTCTCTTGTTTTTTTATTTTTAAATTTTATTGCATAATTACTTTCATTTACTATAATATATACGTTTTCAGGATATTCATCTGTGTTTATAATTGTTTTTATTACTTTCATAATATTATTCCTTATCTTTAATATTATTTGTCTTGTTTAATCATATAAAATATATATTTAAACAAAACAAATAGGCATTTTGCCTATTTATTAAAATTATCAAAGAATTTTTTTAAGTCTTTTGGACTTGAAATTCTTATAATTTGTGGTTGAAGTTTTTGTTTAGATAATCTACCAATTTCTTCTATTAACTCAAGAATTGATTTCTCTTTATCATCTTTATTGTTATCAGATGAAGTTGTTTCATCTTTGCATAAATTGTTTAAGCACTTGTCATTGTTTTCTTCATATTTTTCTTCATCTTTTTCAGACGGATAACAAGATTGTTCCATCAATGATTTTAATGAAATAGTTTCAGTTTTTTCTTCTTTTTCTTCACCAATAAAAGTATTTGCTATAGAATCCAATACATTAACAAAGTGTAATGTTTTAGATAATGTTTCAATGCTTACTAATTGTGCAACTTCATTTCCAAATTGTTTTTCAACTTCTTGTCTTATTTCCAATACAGTTGTTCCATTTCTGCATCCTTGCATAACAATAATTCCTACTTGTGTTGCAATATCACTTCCTACTTTTTTTCTCATAATGTTTCCTTTTATTTGTTTGATTATTAATTTTATTTGTTTTATAAATAGTAGGCAACAAGCAATCAGTGACTTCAGAGGGCAATCTGGTTAGCATGATTAAACTTGCTGCTGGTTAGTTGTTCGATAATTATTCTGAGTACGATGAATAATTATCTGAGTATACCTTCCAGATTTAGCCTGGATTAACATTTATAAGGAATGAAGGTATTTCTGAATCCATATTAAAAACTTAGGTCTTGAATTTAATATGGAAATTTGTATATATAAATATCGTTATTATTTTATTTGTCAGTTGACCATTTTACTGACTTGAAATAATATCTAATGATACAACTTCAAGTAAGTACTAAATTGTCCAGAGTATAGTTTTTAGACTTTAAACTACATCTCTGGCTCTTGTGTAAGGTTAAATTTACACTCAGAATAACTTCCCGTCGTCTTGTTAATTTGTTCATTATATGTTCCCCTTAGTCAACTAGCCAGTCATTTACTAGTTTGCAGTAACATCTTTTATATGGTTATAGATATTACTACAAATTAGTATTTAATTTATTTTTCACAATAAAAGTTTGGTACTAAGAAGTGGATTTGATTCTCCGAAATTTCAAAATCATATTTATGGTGCACTCTTTGCTTAACCAGCCTGTGCGTTACTGGTACTCTGGTTTAGTTTTAAGGTCAGACTTCTGAGTTCATCGGTCATTTTATGAAACTAGATCCCTTATGGTTCTTTATAGCCCAAGTCAAATAGCTTCTGTGTACTTTGGAAGTTTATGATTTCCTCTTGTGCTTTTTTGTTTTATTATTTGTCTTTTGTTATTATTGTTTTCAGTCTTTTTATCTTTATGTATTCTGTGATCTGATACACAGTTCTGGATTCGTTGGGTAAGGACGCCATATCCTTTCTGGTTATGCCAGTTGGTATCTTGTTTGTATGGTTGATAACAGTAGTAAGTTAAATAACTTGGTGATTATATTCATGTATATTCACTCGTAAAACGGTACAATAATACGGTTTTGTGAATGAACTAGTTAAACTACGGAATTACCATTGTTATTCAATTAGTAAGGCTCTTATTACATGTTTTCAAAACTTACACTATTTTCTCTATTCCGTATTTGTTTTTCACAATACAATTACTTGGAAATACACCCACTTCTCGTTCGAATTATATCTAGTCAGAAGGTTCCTTATCTCTTTTCATTGTGTTGCTACTTGTGTACTTCGTCCACGTCACAGTATGGCTCGCCGCTGTACACTCGTCTGATTATCGATTACATCTGATAAACCCGATGATACCTATTAAGTGGTATATTCTTTTATGTATTGCTTACTTTAATTTGTGCCAATTACAGTGTTCATTTAGCCTACTAATTGGTCTACGAGTAATATGTTTGCGGTCCCTTAAGGACTCAATTATTGTTTACTTAATTCTATGTTATGTTAATACTTTAAGTTCATATAGCCACTACGGTATCAGCCGTTGCTCTATATACGCATGAATTAATTTTGTAAATTATCTCACATTCTTCTCATTTTCAATCTCCTTTAGATAAGATTTTTTATATATTAAATATGGAATAATCTTGTAAGTTTCGATAAGTATAAGTGATGGAAGCGACAATATTATTAAAATTAAATATGTTAATAATATTAAAATTTTTCCAAAGAAAGTAAATTTATCTAATATTTTAAAATCAAAATATAGAATATGATATTTATTATATTTGCAAATAGATAAAATTTCATTTTGTTCTGTTTTTGAATATCCTTTTATTAAAAGTGATAATTTTATAACAATAAATTGATTTAATACATATCCAATAATAAAAACGATAATTATAAAAATAAGTGCAAAAATTAAATCAGAACTCATTTTTTCTCCTTAAAATCTATATTTTCTTTTAACGTATCCAAATTGATTTTTACTGAGATGGTCTGGCGTTGATATTAATGTTTCTATATCAACATCAAAGCTATCATCACAATATTCTTTCATTGAATCCATTAGTCTTCTAATTTTTTTATAGTTTATTTCTTCTTTATTAAGTATTTTAGTTTGTCTTTTTTCAGTTATTTTAATTGGTTTTATATCAATAGGATTATCCCTAATAGATGGTATCATTCCCCATGTTTTGCTTTTACTTAACAATTGATTTCTCATCCAAGGCTCTAGACCTTTACATTTTAATAACATATCAAGTGTATTAAGAGCCTGAGCCTCTATTTCAAGATATCCATTAAAACCAATACTATATTTTAAAATTTTTTTTATATTTGTTACATCTGTATGATGTGATATTCCAGTGCTTGTCACAAAGTAAACTTTAGACATTCCTTCTGGATATTTAACTTCAAATGCTTGTTGTTGACCAGATATTGAATGGACTTCAATTATTTTAGGTTTCATCCTAATATTCCTCCAAAATTTTCAATAAGTAAATATATTATATATATGACTAAGTATATAAACGATAAGTTTTTTAATATAGTAAAGAATACAAATACTTTATTGTTTTCTAATATTTCTGCTCTTTTTTTTCTTAGCTGAATAGGATAGCTTTCTATATCAGCTCTGACTGCAACATATAAAAATAAATATATAGATGTTGTGATTATTGCTGGCAAAATCCATAGATCAAATGTTAATATTGTATATATAATTAATAAAATTAATAAAATTAAATGTTTCATTTTTGTCCTTTTTTATTTTGAAGTCAACTTGAAGTATTTTTTATGTTTTATAAAAATTTCAAATTGAAGTTCCATGTTTTGATTTTAATTGAAAAATATAGAAAAAATGTTAAAAATTTATAGGGTATTGTTTAGCATTTTTTCCATGATGTTTATGAACTTTTTCATGACATGGAATACATAGAGTTACTAAGTCATAAATAGATTCATCTTTAAAATTATCATAATGTATATGATGACAATTTGATTTAGATATATGTATTTTTTTACAGCATCTTTTACAGATTCCTTCATCAATTGCAAATCTTTCTAATTTTAAAGAAGACCATTTTGCTGAATTTAAATAGTCAATATATTCTTGTCTATTTATATTTTTTTGATATATTAAATTATTTTTTCCAATTATATCTTTTGAGCCATAGTTGCCACTTGATGATGCTCCATATCTATATTCATTTTCATGGATTTCATAGTCTATTTCTTCTTTATTATATTTAGAAACAAAATAATATGCTGCAATGAATATAAGAATCATAATTATAAAATCTTCCATAATTATTCTTCATCAGATATATAATATGGAACATTAACTTCTTCTGCTTCATATTTTGTTTCATATTCTTCTATATCAAAATATCCGTCTTGGATATTATTTGGATTTGAGTTTGATGAATCTGGCATAGTTTTTCCTTTAAAATTTTATTATTGTTTGTGTAAAAAATTCATAGCTATCTAGATAATTATCTTTCAATTTTCATTAATTCTATCCATTCTTTTTTAGTCATTTTATTCCTTTTTTGAAGAAGTTTTTACACTTTTTGTATTATCTTGAATACTTTTATTATCTTTCAGTCTTTGGTCTATTTTACCTGTAGATTTTAAAAAACAACTCATTTCTTTTTTAATGTAGCTTTTTATACCTGGTATTGAATTAGATTTATTAATCATATCATTTTGTAATTCATCTATTCGTAATACAGCTTTTGCAACAAATTCTTTATCAATTATCATACTTGTCTCCTATTAATTTTTTTAGTTTAACTGAATCTATATTATTAAAAATACTATTATCTTTTTTTATTCCTTTTTACAGAAGTTTTTAAAGTCTTGAGAAGATATTACAATCAATGAAAATAATATTATCCAAAAATGTTCAGTAAATATTGATATTAATACAAATATAAATATTATAAAATAAGCTAATTTTTTTTTCATTTTAATTTTTTATATTTTAATCTATATAAAAAAATAGGATGATTTTCATTATAATTTATGTTTAAATCCTTAGCTAATAGTTTAATGTCTAGATATTTATATTCTTTACATAATTCTATTTCTTCTTCTTTTGATAATTTTTTTATATTTATTACTTTAGTTTCCATAACACGAAAATAATAGTTTTCATCTTCGCAAAATATTTTATTTCCAGTATCCATTGGAAGTTCAGCGTTAAATACCATTTCTGTAAAATCATCTGATGTTATTGAGAAAACTGCAGAATCATTATTTATAAAGCAATATTCTATTTTTGTGTTATTCCATCCAGAAAATCTTTCAGTATTTTCTTCACTTAAACAAGGAATTGCAATCAAAGTATCTTTTTGTTTCATTAATGTATTTAAAGTATGTTTGTTAAAATTCATATAAATCCTTTTGTATTTTTCTTTTCTTTTCTATCAAAAAAAAAAAAATAAAAAACCAAATCCAATTAAGGATTTGATTTATTTTTCAACAGAAATTTGATACTTCATCTAAAACTTTATTTAATGTTTCTTCAAGATTTTCATCTCTATCAAGATATATTGTTTCAGAATATATTGTTTCAGTGTGTCCTGTTGAGCAAGTAGGACACTTACATTTTTGTGTTACTCTAACTTCAATAGATGGTATTTGACTTGAATAATCAAAAACTGCGTCATATTTTTCTATACAAAATGTCATATTCAATATGTTTTTAATTATTTTATGTTCCTCAGTAGTTACTAACATATTAATTTCCTTACTTTAAGGCTGATGGTTGGCATACAAATCCATCTGCTGGAATTACTTTATCTGTAACTCTTTTCCATGCTGTTGCTGAACTTGAATCTATTCCAATTGATTTGAAATAATTCATAAGAATTTCTTCTCTTCTTGCATAGATTTTATTAATCATTTTACAATATTCAGCTCTTGTTTTGTTTGCTTCCATTGGATTAACTAAGAATGCATCATGAATTGATATAACCCATAATAATGCTAAACATACTTGATTGGCTACTTGTGAATCAAGATTATGAATTAATCCAGTTGGAAAGAATCTTTTAAACTGTTGTAAATCTGGTACTCGTTTAGTATGAGTATGGTAAATTGTTAATGGTCCATCTGATTCAGTGTCATATGCCATGTATTTAACTTGATAATCACCTTCGTTTGTATATCTATTACATTCTACTTCATAGAATTCATCCATTGAATGTAATGTCATATTTACTTCTGGATTTGATTCATTAATTAGAAACTTTTGGAATTCATTAGCAACTGCCATTTCTCCAATACTTACTTCCTTTTCAAATGCAACAACTTGTTTTCTTGTGTATTTAATTTTAGCATTTTTCCACAAATGATTACATTGTTTAGATGAACCATATAATATTGGAGTCATTGCTTTCTTAAATTGATTTCTTGGTATTCCTGGGAATGTCCATATATCTTTAAGAATTTCTCCACAACAATTTGTTCTGTCAAGGAATGGTAAGTGATTTAGTAATGCACCTTCTATTTGTAACATTGAAGCTGTTGCATCAAGTTCTATTGGAACTGTCCACATGAAATCTTCAGAAATAACTTGTTCTTTAAGGTCTTTTAGTGCATTATCAATTGATTCTTGAAGACCTGGAATTCTAGATATATGCCATTCACCTCCTCTGGCTCTATACTCTGCAATTGTGTTTCTATTGTTTTTGATTCTTCTATATAAAATTCTAGTATGAATTGAATTTTTAATAGTTTTAGATTCATTGTATGCGTCAAGTTCTGCATAAATTCTTTCTAACCAAATTTCTTCATGTAAATCTTTTCTTGCTTCTTCTGCTCTCTTCTCCTCTTCAATAATTTCTTCAGCTGTCATATTATCATTAAGTTCTGCAAGATATTTCATATCATGAATTTCTCTATTATAATATGCTCTTCTACCAGCATTTGCTTTCTCTTTGAATGTATTAGCTTTTTTACCTAATAATTCTGCAATAAATAAATAAACTGCTTCTAATCCAGAGTCGTTAAACTTCATTCCTGGAGTTATCAATAATGCTCTAGCATCTTTATTACTTATTGGATTGAATACTTTTCTTAATGAATCAGAAATTGCTCTACCTCTTGAATCATTAATATTTTTACCTGTTGTAAATTCTGCATCTGAATTATATGTATGATATTCTAAGATATTCTTAGATACTGATGAATAATCTACATTGTCATGAAATGATTCATATTTTAAATGTAATTTATCCATTGATTTTGTTAAATTTAATTCAATAACATCTTTGTATCTTTCAAGCATTGGAATATCATATTTAAATTTGCTATTTGCTGCATGAGCGAATCCTGGTCTTTTGATACCAGTAAATCTTTTTCTATTTCCTATTTTTGTTAAATCTGAACCAGTTATTTCTGGATTCATGTTTAATTTATAATGTTGAAATTTATATCTTTCTCTTACTTTAATAAGCTCATCAATCGTAACAAACTGTAATAACTTTTCTTCATTTAGATATAATTCTCCCCAGTTTCTTGCTGGAATAACAACGGTTGTAATCCATCCACTTCTTGACAAATGCATAGTGAACGCATTAAATATTTCTTGATATTTAAATCTATCCATCCATGCTGGAATTGATAGTTTTCCTTTGTTCTTGACATAGTTTATCCATAATGATTGGAACAATGCATCCATTTCTTCTCTATATTTTGAACCTACTAATTCAACAATTTGCTCTGGCAAATCTAGTTTGCCCTCTAAGATTCTTGATCTTCTGTAACTTTGTTTCATATGATTATCCCTATAATAAATTATGATTGTTTACAATGACTTTTACTCGCCACAACATATGTGTTAGCCCGATATTTCTATCAGGCTTTTATTTTGTTTACTCTTGGTAAGTAGTTTTATCTTGAAGCTTTTCTGCCATTTCAATTGTATTTTGCATCAATTCTTCTGCTTGAAGTAAATCTCGTTTTCTAATTGCATTGATATTTTCTTGAGTAACTTTTGTTAACTTAAGGTTATGTAGTTGTAAATCATTTGCTATTAATTTTAGATTAGAAATCAATTTATTAATATTCCCTGGAACTTCTTCAATCATCGTATTTTGTTTAGGGCTGTAATATGCACTCATACCTAATGCATCTTCAATATCCTCAACTAATTGTTCTGAAATACCAGCATTTGCATACATATTTGTTCTAATATCATCTTTTCCTGGAGCATAATGTAATGATTTAACTATTGTTAATATTTTATCAACTTGTACACCAAAACCAAATACTCTTCTGACTTTTGCTTTTTCACCTAAATCTTCAAATGATGAAATAATTGCATTTAGAGTTAGCATATCTTCTTCTTCCATGGCTCTTTGTTCAAAGATTGGATTGTCAAGATTCTCAATTTCTCTCTCAAGCTTTTTCTCTTCAATTTTAACTCTAATTTCTTCAGCTTTTAAGGCTTTCTTTTCAGCTAATTGCTCAATTAATAATTCAAGTTTTGTTTTCTCAATTGGTGTACCTGTTACTCGTGTTTCTATATTGTTAGTGTTCATAAATTTTCCTTGTTAATTTTATTTTTTGTTTTGTTGTTAATGTTACTGTTACTGTTGTTGTTTTTATTTTTTGTTTAATGTTTTGTTTATTATATATTCAGCTAAGACTTTATCAAATCTTCCTGGATATAATCTATTTAAACTATCCATATATCCTTTTTCATTTGGAGCATCTGGATAATTAGTTTCTGACCATGTTTTTATTGTATGTTCTAATACATCAACTGGCAACATTTCTCCTATAATTGATAATTCTGGGATCTCTACACTATTTATATCTATAGCCTCATCCGTGTCAAGTGCTGAATCATACATCTGAAATATATTTGAATGTCTATCAAATGAATATATGTACCTTTGCTTTTGAATATCTACACCTTTGGCTCCATTTACTAAAGCTCTTATCCATGTTGATTTATCCATGTTTAGTCCTTTTGCTTTATTTCATTTACTATCTTCATTTACTATTTCAAGGAACATATTTTACTCCTTTAGCCTTACACAAGTATATGATTGATATTTCGATATATATCGTGAATCTTTTAGAAGCTTGTTGCCAATTTTATTGCAAGCCTCTAAATTTGTAACTGGAATTTGTGTAACTCCTGTTCTATATAACATAAATACTAATAAATATTCCATCTCCATCTCCTCATTATAGGTTTTCACTTTGGTTTAGTTCTTTTTGAACTTTAGCTCCTGCATGAAATGCTGAATCTAATGCCAACAATACTTCTTTTTGATTTGGAAGATCATTTATTGATTCCCAAAATTCATCAGATAACTCATTTTCTATATAAATGGAACATGCTGAATTAATGATTTTATCTTCTTGCTCTAAATCTTACATTTTCTATCCTTGGAAGTTAATTTTTCCAACTAGAATTCCATGTGGAAAACTAGCTAGTCTTGTTGGGTTGAAGATTCTGTTTCATCTTGAACTGAAGTTGAAGTTAGATTTTCTTTACGGAGAAGAGCTTCTATTTCTTTTTGAGTGGCGAATGTATTATTATCCACTGCTTTGTTGATATCTTTCACTATATGACCTCGTTTTTTACCATTATCCACTTTAACAGCTGATACATAAACCTCTAAAGTGTCTTCTGTTGCCTCTGCTGAACCTCTGATTGCGTTGTTTACTAGATTTGCTAGTGATTTGATACTATCTTTAAACCAAAACACCACTAATAAACCAATTGCTGCTACTAATAATTCCATACATTACTCCTTTTAAGTAATTGGACTGGATTTGTCCATAATAGGCTCTCTTTCTATCTGAAACTTTAAATGTAACCGATTGATTATTTACCTATTTACTGATTGAAATGAACCATTCTACTTATAATTGATGATTCATGAACCTCTGAACTTAAATTTACCATTACATTGAAATACAAAGTTTGGTTGAGTATGGAAGTTCTATCGGATTGTGTAGAAGTTCGAACGGAAGAGGTAGAAGCTCGGATGTTTACCTGACCGTTCTATCTTATGTGTAGAAGAAAAAAAGAAACAACAAGCTCAAAAGAGCCTGAAGTATTGTGTAGAAGCAAAACTGGTTGAACTAGCCAAATTAATGACTAGCTCTTATTTGTTGCTGTTGTTTTGCTACTTATTTCCAATAGCAATCTATTGAGTTTGCATTGTGAATATCAATAAACTTTGTTAGTTTATATTCTGAGTCATTTATGCTATTGCCTTTGGCAATGTCTATGTATACTAAAACATTGTATTGATTTAAATAATAGTCAACAACTTCTTGTGCTACTTCTCTAATAGTTGTATGCTCTGTAACTTTAGCTTTTTCTTGCTCAAGTATACTTTCAAACGATGGATATCCGTAATATTCTAAATTATATTCCATAACTGGCTCCCTTATTTAAAGAATTTTATTCCTAATTTGTTTAGTAATTCATCAAAGTCTGTTAGTATTTCTGCATCAATTGCATGAACAACATTTGGAGATACAGTGATACCTTTAATGAACTCTTCCATGATATTGTTACTAGCTAATTGTCTTAGCTTTGCATCGTATGCTTGTTTCTGTAAAACCATAACACCAGAACCGCATGGAAGTTGACACAACATTATAACTTGTGGCTCTTCATCTGTAGGTTTGCCAAATAACTCTTCAGCATTTACATTTGAACCATATACAAGCATTCTTTCAAGTCTTTTATAGAACTCATCTTCTGACATCTCCTCTTCTTCAATGTCTTCAAGAGTATATTTAGCCTCTTGGATTGATTCAGTTGGAGATTGGTAAGTTGGTTCTTCTTCAGCTTGGCATGATGTGCAAGGACAAGTTAGTTTCTTAACGATTGACATAAGTTCTGAATGGCTTACATAAACTGGACTTCCTCTGTGGTTTCTTCCTCCTGCATCAATGTACATTTTGTCTGAACCATCTCTTGGTTCATGTTTAATGTCTTTGAAATACCATTGACAAGGAAATCCTAGTGAAACTATTGTTCCATTTTCGTTGTCAATAATCTCAACAGTCTTTGCAAACTCATGTCCTAATTCATCTCTAGCTATAATTTTCATAATTTATCCTTTTAAATACAATTAACTGTATAATATATTATAGCACCAAGTGCTACTGCCATTGAAATCGTAACCCATTTTGCTGAGTTGTATGCTGAGTCCATACACTCATCCAAATCATAATGCTTTTCTTCATTTTCCATAAATACACTCTCTTACTGCTGATGGATATCTGTTTTGAATTCTAAATAGAGTTTCCTCTAGTTCTTGAATTCTAGCCTTTTGCTGTTTGTTTTCTCTGAATAATCTTTCAGCTTCTGATTCAGCATGCTTATATAACTGAATGTAATAAAGAGATTTTTTCATCTCATTCATGTCTGACTGAAGCTTTTTGTTTATTCTTGCTCTGTCTTCTGGTGACATACTAAATCCTTTAAAAAATAGAACAAGAGCCGAAGCTCTTATTCTTCTTGTTCTGACTTGTCTTTATCAAGCATACCATTTAATAGTTTGTCTATTTCACTTCTTGTTGCAAATGAACCTTCTTCTGAATACTTCTCAATTTTCTTACGAACTAATCCTCTTTGTTTAGAGTTCTGAGTTAATATGTCTTGAGCGTATACATTTAGTGAGTCTTCACTAACATCTGATGCCGTTGTAATAATTGAGTTGAGTAAGTTTGCTGATGATTTTATAGAACCTTTAAAGTAAAATAAACCTGCTGTAACTATTAATAAAATTGCGTAATCCATAATTGCCCTTATTGGAATTTAAGTTGGTTGTACTATTGTACTTGCCGTATGCTTTATTGACTATAGAAGAGCCTTAGAACTCCTCCTCTAACTTACCTTTAGGTTTGTTCTTTAACATAGATAATGTTGGAACAATTTCAGGATGTACCACAAGATACTTACCATCGATGAACTCTAAGTCTTTAGTTTGTTCGAATGTTAAGTAAGTAAAGTAATCTCCATTAGATAGTAGTATCTTCTTAGGATTCTCTGGATTAACATCTTCGAATAGTCTAGGCTTACCTAATCTAGCCTCATCTTTTTGTTCCATTGAAATAGCTAACACCAATGTAGTATTAGGCTCTGGTAACACACCTTTATAGTTAACATATACACCTTCAGTTGTTGTGAAGAAATTAGTTTTATTGATTGACATAGTATCTCCTTATAGATATTGTCCGAATAGATTGGCTCATGTCTGAGCAACAGTAACATTTGGATTGTCAAATACTTTTAGCATTGATATATCCATACCATTGAATTAGATGTATGGATGAGCATGAGTGTTGGCGCAATAGATAGAAAGTAATGTATGATAAGAGAATGTGAGGACAAGAAGGTCTTTGTTTAAAATTAAGGTACCCTATTGACAGGAACAGGTACGGGGGTGGTCTTTGTTTTGTGGCTGTTTAAGCAGTTTACTACACCTTCTCCAAAAAAAATAACTTTTTCCCTATAAAGCTTTAAGCTAACTTTAAGTTTACCTAGAACTAATTGAATGATACAGTGTTTAATGATATAAATTGAATGTAGTTGTGTGCAATATGTTATATAACATATTATGTATGCATTGTCTTTTAATTGCACGAGGATTGATAAAGATTGTGTATGTGATAGATTGTATTAGGTTTTGGCTAAAGTTGTTTGTAGGCTAAAAGTGGCTTGTGAAATGTAATGATTTTGCTTTGCGTGCTTGAGTAGATGCCTATCTGGTTATTGAAGAGCCACAGTTGTGAGTTCTGTGTATTTAGTTAGTATACTTATTCACTTGTGGCTCTACACTTGTCTATGACTTAAATGATCTCACGATGAAGTCCCAAAGTGACTCATTTTTATATTCAGCTATTTTATATTTAGCTTCAAACAGTTGTTGGTTGAGATTGCTTATATCAATTTGTTTAGATCCTATCTCAGACTTGTATTCAGCAACAGTGTTGTTCACTAGATCCTCAACATCTTGGATCATCTTTTCTCGTTTTTGGTTTTTTATGTAATAGTTTGTATCAAACTTAGATACTATATCCATTATAAGTTTCTTGTTGTCTTTCATCTTCTTTCCTTGTGATTTATTTTGATTTTTATTGTATCAAATAGATACTTGATGCATACTTATTTGTATTGCTCAATCTGTTAGGTTGCTAGGCGGAGCCTAGCTTTGTGTTTAGTATTTAGTTGGTATTGTTAATTACATGCTGTCTTTAAATGATGTACCATTAAAGTAACTTTCTCTTTTCGTGGGATGCAAAGAAATATGCAGTGGCAAGAACATCCACTTTAGTAATTGTTTTGAATAGGCGGTGTCATCAAAATCAGATATTTTGTTATATTCATCTGAGAAAACTTCAAGCTTTGTTGGTATTTGACCATCTTGTCTTAATCCTCTGATGTCTTGGAATTCATTTAGTTCTATACTGTATCCATTGTCAAATGTTAATATAGCTTTAGTCATTTTTTTCCTTTTTTGTAAAATATAAAATATATTATGAAACTCATTCCACAGAATACCATTGCTGCAAATATAATATTTATGATACTCTCGCCATTTAAATATTCTCTGAAATCTTTATAGCTACAGAACAGGACTACAAGAACTATAAAATTAATTGCAATAAATCCGTAGTATAACAATCCAAAAACCAATACTATTTGTTTATCAATATCCAACTGGTAAAACAATTCCATGATTAATCTCCTTTAATAATTTGTTGTCTTTAATTAAATCAAAATTAGATTTAACACCTTCTATTATTGTTCCAGACTTTAACCAGAATGGCATGCCTGATATTTTTATAAGCGTGTCTTCTTCAATAAGTATATCTTCTAGTAATGTTTCATCATCATCAATTTTTTTTCTCATTGTTCTTCCTTTTTTTATTTATACTAACATTATACCATATACATACTAATAATTAAATAAAAAAAATAAACTTTCCGAATTCCTGATATATATTTATTAATCAAACGAGATTTGCGAGCGTAGCGAGGAAATTCGTTTGTATATATAGAAATAGATTCAGCAACTAATTCGGAAGAACCCTACAGTAAGTAGACAAGTAATTATTTTTTTATCTTTCAGATTGATACTCGATTTGCGTTATAAATAATATAGCATACACGATTTGCAAAACCTCTCACTTCGTTCGAGTTTTGCCAAATCGATAAGACATAATTATTTACCAAATCGAAAAGTGGTGTTTGTCACACGACTCCCCTCTATATAGTATAATAAACTAACTGGAGGGAATACGTATAAAATCTCAAAAATCTTTCCCTCCAGAGGGAAGCCATCTATATGAGTTCCCATTTTATGGTACTTTCTTATTTTTCCCTCCTCACTTAAGTATATATAAAGTATACCTATTGTATACTTATAATATAAAAAATAAGGATTTAAATTGAGCGAAATTACAACAATAAAAGTTGATAAGAAATTATCAAGTAAGTTAAAACTTCTTTCTGAAAGCAGAAACAGAAAAGAAGGAAGAGGAAAGATTATAGATATGCTATTTGAATATTACATTTCAGAGAATGCTATTTATACAGACAATGGATATATGTTTCCAGGAGACAAGGTTATAATCAATGGTCTATCTAAAGGTGAAGGTGATGAAATTGAGCCAGAGATATTTGTTGGATTTGCAGATATAGATGGTTGCAGACATGCATGTTTTGATAATGGTATTTCTGTATCAGCATCATCCGGTTCTCTGTATTGGTCAAAAATAATTAAGAGAAGAGGAGAAATTTAATGAAAATTGCTAAGCTTAAAATATCAGATTTAGAATTACATAAACATGCTTTCCTTAATCCGTTTCAAAGTGACAGTCAGTTCCTTGGACTAAAATCTAATCTAGAAAGAAATGGTCAACTTGATCCTATCCGTGTTTCAAATGGTATGGTTTATGATGGAAGGCACAGAATGAAAGCACTTGACGAGTTACAAGAGGAATATATTCTTGCAGAAATAAATGATAGCCTTACTGATGATGATATATATAGAATAGTTAAAAGCTCTGAGATAAGAAGGCACCAGACTGTTTTACAAAGATCAATTAGTGCTTGGAAAGATTATCAAATATCAATGATGTCAGAAGACACTAAAAGAAGTCAAGGAGAGTTTGCAACTGAATATGGAATAGGAAAGAATGCTATAGGTGATGTAAATTCATTAAACAGAATTAGACCAGATTTGATTGACTCATTGTGGAATGGAGACATGTATAATGTTGGAACTATAAGTAATCCAAGATATACCGATAAGCTAAAGACTATACTTTCATACTTTAAAAAAGTAGAGAGCGAATCTTATGACAACAGAACATCTAGACAGAGCCACGATGAAAGAGATAGTTTAACATCAGATGATAGACATTTAATTAATGTAGAAGTATCAAAGTTTGAGACAGCTTTCGAAGATTGTAATATATTAGATGAAGCAATTAAAGTTTTATATTCAAGAATGAAAGAGAGAGAAAAATAATGACAGTTACAGATAAAGATATTGACCAATTTGAAAAAGTATATTGGTCTGACATGTGCAAAGATGGTGAGTTGATAGTTAGTGTTGATTGGCTAAGACAAGAAATGCTAGACTATTATATGTTAATGAAGAATAGTTCACAGGTTTATGGAGCAATTACAGATGGGAAAATAAGAGACACCAGATCTGATGCAGATGTTGTTTTAAATTGTGCAAGTACATCCATGGCTCTAAGGATGGAAGAGCTCCTTGATTCACTTAGCAAGATAGATGATAGTAAAAATTTAGAAAAAAATGGTATAGAGTAAGTATAATTAAGGTGTATCTAAGATATACTATGTAATAATTCTATATAAACTTAAACAAACTAATAAGAAAGGTAGTAAACATGAAACATTTATTCAAGCATTTTAACATGACGATAAATTTTATTTCTGAGAATCAGAGACCTGTTGCTGCCGACGGCATTCGCTAATAACTTCTTAAAGAGAATCAAGGTTCTTTTTCAGAAGTTATTCTGAGAGAGCCTTTGTTTTCTAACCCTATCCAAAGCAAACTTTCTCAAATATACTTTAAACCAAATGTCCATATGGCAGAGCGTTATTGCACCTATCTGCAAAATAGGAATACGTAAGTTAAATTCTTACTGTGGACTCTAGTGTACGTGATAGACGCCGATTGGTTAGGAACTTCCCTTACAAGGAAGGACTGCTAGGTTCGATTCCTGGATTACGTACCAAAAATAAATTAAACAATAGGATTAACTATGAAGATTGGAAAAATCATAGACATATCATAAGTAGATAACAATAAACTTATGGTGTGTCTTTAAACAATACGAATTGTTGATGTGTGTCTGTAAGTGTAATGGTAACACCCATGGCTTTTAACCATGTCGTTGCAGGTTCAAGTCCTGTCAGGCACACCATAAGTAATAATGCGAGATTGTCAGAGCGGTTATGTATCGGTCCTCCAAATCGACTAGAAGGGTTCGACTCCATTATCTCGCTCCAAAAAAAAATTGTGGAATCCAGATGGGCTGGACTCTTGACTTGCAATCAGGAAGAAACGGATCGTTACCGTTATTCTCCACCAAATAGCTATGTACCCAAGTGGTAAGGGACCTCACTGTTAATGAGGGAGCCGTTGGTTCGAATCCAACATCCTCTTCCATTGTAAAGTTAATGTTAAGGAGAACTGTGTTATACTTCAAGTATAAAACAATTATCCAAGGACAAATATGAGTAAATATAATAGACCAAGCTCAACAGTAGAATGCAAAATTTGTGGTGTATTTTTTAGTAAAGAAAATAGGCTTATAAAGAAAACAATAGATAGAAATGGCGTTCATTGCTGTAGTAGAGATTGTGGAAAAGAATATGTAGTTAAAAAAGCTATAGAAAAGTCTAATCCATTCAACCACTATTTGATAAACATTAGAAAGCGTAAGTTTTCTTTCAATGAAACACAACCTATAATTAGTGCTGAATATTTAGAAACTATATGGAACAAACAAAAAGGCTTGTGTGCAATAACAAACATAGAGATGCATCATGCAAAACAACGAACTTCTAAAGAACTTGATCAAGCTTCTGTTGATAGAATAGATAACAATAGAGGATATATAGAAGGAAACGTACAGTTTACAACTCTTGGAGCAAATTATCTAAGAAATACTTTTGATTTAGATGATGTTCTTAAGTTTATTGCTAAATTATAAAAAAGGATTAATAAAATGACAAAGAAAGATAATAAAAGATTTGCTAGAAAGAATGCTGTTCGCTGGTGTAGCTGTGCTACAAATGATTCTATGAGTGCTGCAAGGAGATGCTATGGAGAAGGCAAAGCAAAGTAGAGATATCAATATAATAAAAAATTATCAAAGAGAAATAAATTTACAGACTAAAAGTATAGAGTCTAGAAAGAAATATACTAGAAAAATTAAACACAAAAATATGTGATACAGTCATGGCGACGTGCAGGATTCCAAACCCTCGTAGACAAAGTTCGATTCTTTGATCGCATGCCAAATGGAAGATAAACTAGATAGGTTCTAGGCTCGCCTGCTAAGTGAAGCGATGCGAAAGCATTAGGTATCGTGCACCTTGTCTTCCTCCATAATAAACTACTTAATAAAATAATTAAAAATAATCTTATAATTGTTAATTTCTAATTCCTAATAATTCCTAATAATTCTTAAGAATTCCTTAAGACATTTAAATGTATAATGTTAGTATAATAAAAGTATCATGCACTAATATTTGTATGATATTTAACGAAAAAATAAAGGAAAAACATGGGTAAAGGTATTAAAAAAACATTGCTTTTAGACCAAGAGACAATTGATATTTTAAAGATATACGGTACTAAACATACTGGTTCTGAGAATATTAGTTCCGCTGTAAGAACAATGGCTAGAGAATATAAAAATGTAAACAGAGTTTTGCTTGAACAAAACAAGATGGAGTTTTAAATGAATGAATCTGAAAATAAACAAACCACTGATCCGCTGCTTCCAGTAGTGAATCATAGTCAGAATATTACAGTTGAAAAGATTAAGAAATTCCTTCCAAAGGGATGTGGTGCTAGAGCAACAGAAGAAATTGCTAATGAAATAAACAATGTAAGTTTAAATACTGATATTGACCAGAATTATTTTGAAGAAAAATTAATGGGTTCAATGCATATACTTGGAAAACAAGGAGCCACGATTGAGCAGCTTGTTAATGCAGTAAAATATTGTTGTTTAAAAAATAGTCCAGGTGTTACCAATGAACAGGCATGGGCAATTGTTTTCCCAGATAGATATGACAAGCTAGTGAACGAGAATAGATTTATTGCCTCTCATGTTTCTGGATATAACAATAGCGACATGGTTGTGGAGATAGACAAAAAGATGATGGTTCCAGCGTATGTTACATATCAGCCATACTTTCATGCTGCTGTAAAAAAACAGTTTGATTTGATGAATGGAATTGCATCTGGAACAGATCAAAAGGTTTCTGCACATGTTCAACATCTAGCTGCAAAAGAACTTAGAGAGATTACTCAAATGCCAGAAGATAGTACAATAAATCTTAAAGTTGGTATGGATAAAGAATCTAAGAGTGTATACGCAGAAATGACTAATCAGCTTGCGTTGATTGCTAGACAACAAAAGCTTGATTTGGAATCTGGAAAGAATATTCTTGATGTTCAGAAGTTAAATATAAATATGGACGAAATTCTTGATGCACAATTAGTAGAGGAGAACTCATAATGGCTAGTGATTATTCTTTTAATGTAGATGAAGCATTGGATAATATAGATTTGACCTTTGGTGGATATTCTCCATCAGAAGATGCTCTAGATTTTTTTAATGTCATAAGATTGGTTCTTGGAAAAGAGCCAGAAGTTGGTAATGCTTTAATGCATTATTTTCTTGTTGATTTAGTTTTTGGAAATGTAAAGAGAGAGAATTATCCATATGCTCCTCATATACAGGAAAAGATTAGAATCAACTCACGTAAGATAGCTATCATTGCTTCAAGGGGTACAGCTAAATCAACAATTATAACTGCATTCATGCCAGTATATTTAGCAATAAAAGGAACAATGCCAAACTTTGGTAGTGTTTCATTTTCTGTTGGCATAGGTGATTCTCAGGAAGGTGGTGCTAAAGTTATGGCAAACACCATTAGAGATATGTGTGAGGAAAGTATATTTTGTAATGAATTCTTTGAAGACATGAGATTTACAGACCAAGAATGTGAGTTCCTTCGACAAGGAAAAGGAAAGGCTTTAGATAGATCGTTTATGTTTAAAACCAAAGGTGGAAACTCATCTATCAGGGGTATTAGATATAAAGGTCAAAGACCTCAACTTATATTTGGTGACGATATTATTAAGACAGAAGCTGATGCTAACTCTGAAACAATAATGAACAATGTTAGGTCAATGCTATATTCTGATGCAATTAATGCACTTGATGGTAGACGAGGTAAAGTTATACTTGTTAATACTCCATTTAACAAAGAGGATCCCGTTTACTCAGCTCTTGAATCTGGCTCTTGGACTCCAGTTTGTTTGCCAATATGTGAACGAATCGGACCAGACTTAAAGAGAGAAGACTTTGTTGGAGCATGGGAACAAATGCATTCCTATGAGAGAGTAATGGAAAGATACGAAGATGCAGCTGGATCAAATTCGACTAGAGCATTCAACCAAGAGCTTATGCTTAGAATTAGTTCAGAAGAAGATAGAATGATCCAAGATTCAATGATTGAATGGTATTCTAGATCAGATATAGAATCAAGACTTGGTGCATATAATATATACATAACCACTGACTTTACTACTACAAGTGAGGCAAAAAGTGATTTTAGTGCAATAACAACTTGGGCTGTTGGTCCAAACCAAGATTATTATCTTCTTGATTTATGTGTAAAAAGACAAGGCATTCAGGAGCAATATGATGAACTATTTAGAATGGTTAAATATTGGGCTACATCAAGAGGAAGAAGTGTTGATGTCGGGATAGAAGTAGATGGTCAGCAAAAAGCTCATATATTCGCATTAAAAGAAATGATGCTCAAGAGAAGTGAATGGTTTACCATTGCTAGACAGAAAGGTGCTAAGCAGGGAGCTGAAGGAATCATGTCTAGACTTGAAGGTGGAAACAAACACTGGAGATTCAGAATGATGCTTCCAATGTTCCAGAATAAAAAAATATTTTTTCCTAATGAATTAAGAAATACTCAAGATATGAGAGAGGCGCTTAATCAATTGAAATATGTTACGTATGCTGGATTTGGAGCCGAAGATGACTTTATCGATACAGTGTCTCAGCTTGGTATGATTGACATAAGATATCCTGTTCCAGGGCTTGCTGACTATCTAGACACTTATTCTACCAATCATAATATGTCTAAAAACAAGGGTGGAATATGGTCAAGAGTAGAGTCTGGTGATGTATATAGCGATAATGCGTATAGCAGTTATGCTTAAAATATAAAAGCTTATATAAAGTATATATTTGATAAAATAGCTTATTAATAAATAAATAATTAAGCAATACAAATGTATAATGCTTACAAAATGAATAGTTAGGATACAAATGAAACAAAAATTATCAAAAAAAAAAAAAATGAGTTGATACTATGAAAATAGCTAATAATGGTCCTCATATGTTTACATTAACAGATGCTGTTAATTTGTTAAATAACTCTGCAGGAAGTCAAGGTCTTGTACCCTCCAGGTTACAAACAAACTCTGCTTTAAAAGGGGATTATATTCTTACTGATGAACAAGCGTTAAATGAAGCTGAAAGAATAAGAACTGGTAAGCATGCCTTAGATAATCCTCAAGGGTTGGGTTTAGGCTACCTTGCTGGTGGAAAACTACCAGGACATCCTACATTTAGCGATGAGAGTCCTTATGTAATACAGGGATTAAAATCTGCAGAAGGTGGACAATGGAGTGGTAATGAAGGTAATTGGTCTTATGCTCCTAGTCAGTCTCAATTTGATAGAAATCCTGAATACAAAAAACAGTTAATGGAGTATTGTCAGAACGAAAAAGGTAAAGGTATTAATAGAATTGTTTTACCGAATGGTAGAAGAATAGAGTAACTAATACTAAATTAAGCAAATGTGAAGTATAATTGTGTTTAGATACAAATTAATAAAAAATATAAAAATAATATAATAAAAGGAATCTAATATGACATATGGAAGTTTTAAATATCTTGTAAAAGGTCTTTTAACTGGCGATAACGCATTGCCATCAGACGAGAATGTTATGTTGTCAATGTTGTCATATGGGTTTAATATGGTTGCTAACGAAGCTGAGGCTCTGCACCTTCTTACCCTAAATAGAAACAAAGATATTTTGAGGAAAGCTACTGGAGATTACCTAATGAGAAATCCAAAGCTTCCAGTTCATGACTCTGACGCACTTGATATAGACAATGAACTATGTTATCCATTAGCAGAATTTGTAGCAGGATCTTTAAGTAGAGATAAGAAAAAAGCACATGATGAAGCAGCTACAAAATTAATTATGCATTATAATGGTAAGATTGAATCAATCTTGTCTTCGATAAGAAAACAATCTGATGGAACATTAGATTTAGATATGGAGTCTTAATATGGGTGGGGCATTTAATTCATTCAATGATACTATTATGTATGGTGACATAACTCTTACTGATGGAATTTCTTTTGTAAAAGATCTTATTGGTTCTAAGCCTCCTTACGGAATAGACAGAAGAGTTGATGGTGAAATAGTTATATTTAGTAGTCACTTCTTAGAAGCATACGAAAAAGCACTATCTTTAAACTGCATTGCAGATATGACTGATGAAGAAAAAGATTTATATTTTGGATATATTAATTATACAAAATATAAAACTGAAAGTAACATATCTCTACCAAAGGATATGCTGCAGGTTTACAAAGCATTAGATAAATGGACTATCGATGAGCTTATGGAAGTTGAGCATCCAGAGTATGCTGTATGCGACTAAATAAAAAAGGAATAAAATGGCTAGAGATTTTATAGAAATACTTCGAGATATACGAGGTAAACAAT